ACGATAGTCATACCCGTGGGAACGCCATATAGCATGAAATCACCATTGTTATTTGAAACTGTAGAATATTTATAATATTTGTCAAAAATTTCAATTTCTGAGTCATTATCTAAGACAAAACGTTTTGAAGGAAAAGTACCGACTGCTCGATGGCAATCATCTTTAGCCTCACTCGGTAAAAGATTATACCGTATATTATTTCCATCCTTATCTGATGTACTCTCATAACTATACAAACTTTTCAATTCATTCAAGACAGTATCTTCATTGTCGAAAGGTATAAACACAGAAATCTTGGCATTTGGAATACCAAACGCATCATTTGCCAATACTCGTCCGACGATAACTCCATAATTTGCCGTATGCAAACGGTACATTTCACTTTGAGTAAGATTAAGAGTTAATATATCGAAAGTATCATAATCTTGCGTAAGGTTAACATTTACCACGCAATCTTTTGAAATATTAGTATTTATTCTAAAGTTTTTTTCAGCCATAAATTATTTTATATAAACATTCTTAGGTAATTTAACACTTCCATTCACAAAATAACTAATTAATATGTATACGACAATAAACGGTGTCAGCACCATTATTGCGATACAAAAAAAGATTTTAGTGAAAAAATTCAAAACACTATTCTTCAAACGATACAAAAGCAAATTAAATTTGCCTTTGATATGTTTTTCTTCATTTAATTCAGGAAATTTCTCTTGTAATTCCTTCGCTTTCTTACATGCACAACTCATTTTTAATAACTATTTTAATTTATACTTTATCTGAATATCTCTTTCTGGATTTAATATCTCAAACATTGAATTATATGTGTTATACAGAACATTATCCGTCTGATTCAAATCAATCTGATAAATATCGCTGCCATCAGGAGTATTGTACAAATAAGTTTGTGGATTTGTTCCGCAATATTCATTTGTTTCAATATATTCTGGCATAAATGATTTATTTGAAGAATACATGCCATTGTATATATTATACGCTCTAAGATTGATTGTAGCGATAACTCCATCAATTTCATTTATCTCTTTCAACATATCGCCAATGAATATGTCTTCTCCCATATCATGTTTGGAAATATCCATATAACTTTTAACGGTGTTAATGACATTAGTAATGACCGTTGAAGGAGTATAGTTTTTGTTGATGAACAAATCAATTTCAAAGCCGACATTATAGATTAAACCACTTCGTAATTCAACATAATCAGTCAAAGATTTATAATGCGAAAGGTAATTTGTTATATTATTAACCAAAATCGATGGCAACAATGATTGAAGTTTACCGTCACCATTCACATTTAACAATGACAAAACTATTTTATTATTTTCTTCAATCGCATTGCATCGGAATGGGCATCCGTATCTTGACGGCATATCCATTACCTTGCTTTTATAGTCAGTAAGAGTGACACAACGATTTTTACTACCCGAAGCATATTTGATATAATTCTTCAACTCTTCAGTTGACATCATGTCTTTTCCTGCGATGGACGGCATTTTATTAACAACTTCGAGTGATTTAATGACAGAATTCTTTACACTTTGGTCTGTTGCTTTAATTGACAAAAAGTCACAATTTGAAGTAATCACATTATTAATTGCGCCTGCGTTCAAATTGCTTCTAACGCCGCCATCAACACGATACATAACGAACATTTTCCACCCTATTTTAGGCAAGACACCCAACTGTGAATTGTTTACCATTTTTGATAAAATATATTGGGCGTATTGAGTATTTCCGCTTGAAGGGGCATCATAAGTATCGGTGCCACCGCCAAAAGTGATTTTCAAAAAACCATTTTCATCATATTCAGTAATATATTTTTGGCTAAGACCTTTCCAAACGCCTTTATAATACCTTGTCGTTTTTGTGTTGCCATTTTCACTTGTCTCAGTATAATCTTCATATAAAGTAGGATTCAATTCATCCGCAATATAGTAATCATTAAACTTGGTATCTTCTTGATTAGGGTTATAATTAATTATACCATAACGTGTTTCAGAGCCAAAGCGATATTGGTCGGATAAAGAATCCGTTTCAAAAAATCGATAAGTCATTAATGACTGATTAGGCACCATGAACACTTCTTCATCAACAAAAAATTCAGAATATGATGGCGTACCTTGAAAACTTGAACTTTCTTTAAAAATAATTGAATCAACACCCAAAACATTCTGTTCTGGTAATGTTACTGAAAAGAATGGCTCAATATCATTTTCAGTAATTGACTTAGAATAGATTTTAGTCACACCAGCCGATACAATAGTTGTCTTTGAAACAACATAAGAATTGATTTGACCGTTAGAGTTACGCTTTGCTGTATATGTACGGTTCGAAATACCATCATTATTGAACTGTTCAGCAAAATTAACATCTTCAGTCAATTCGAATTTATAAGTACTATTACCAACAACACTGCCTCGTTTTACGATTGGCGCATAATTCCAATCTGGTATACTTATATTAGTCGTATCGCAAGGAAGCGTACAAGAAAGAGTAACTTCACATACGGCTGCTTTAGGACCTGGGATTTTAATATTATTTAACTTAGCAACATTCACAATAGAAGATTTCAATGAAGCACTGTCTATTTGTGTTTCATTGAAAACTCTGTCAGTATGATAAGACAAATCATCACCAACCGCACTAACAAGGTCAATTATCCAAGAACCAACTGAATTATCATCAAAATTATCATTAAGTTCTGGATAGAATTCTTTGCTTAACCGTTTTAATTCGGCTTTTATTGATTCAAAATCTCTCGCATTATAATTGATTTTCTTAGTACTCATATTCCGTTATATTTTAACTATAAATGTATCATTATTTGAAGTAATGCCATCATTCACGCTGTAATCAACTTTCACGTACACCGTATTTGTATCAAAACTCTCAACTTCTATGTTTGTGATAGTTACATTGCTTAAATATTTATGTACGCACTCAACGCATTCATTTTTTACTTCAGTCAAAGTCGTATTATCATCAGGGGCAAAAATGAATTTAATTAAATTCGTGCCAAATTCGGGGTCTCTTATTTTTTGTCCTTTTGGAGTCAATATAAGATGGGTTATTACACTACGTGCTTTATCTTTTTGAGTTTTATTGCTATCAAAAAAGGAATTTTCGTCGCTTTCTGTTTTGAATGGAAAAGCAATCCCATAATATTGTGTTTTACTCATTTTATATATTTTATTATAAATATATCATATATAAATTATAGCGTTTTTTAAAAAAATATAAAGGCTATAAAACAATAAAATGCAATCATTTTTTGACTGCATTTTATCGTTAATCAAGTTCAGAATATATATCTGATGCCCTAAGCGCTTTCACTAAGATTTCTTTTACTTTATTTGGATTCAAATTCTGAAGAAGTTCTTCCATTTCGTCCCCAATTATGTTTGCAATACTGACAGCAACGATTTCGTCAAAATTGTTGACGTTTTTATTTTTCAAATGCATAATCGCATTGTCAATTTCAATTGTATGCTGTTGATAAAAAGAATTAAACAGTTTAACGATTTTTCTTAAAACATTATCATTCTTAGTATAATCATCAATTGCTTCAGTAATAATTGTTCGGATTATTCTTTTGTCAAATCTCATATCCTAATTAACTTTTATTCTTTAAGGTATCAATTAAATTATTTTTTGACAATAGTTCAACATCTGTCGGTACAATATCATAAAACATATTACCAAGTTGAACCATATTTTTAGTTTTCTTATCTATTGCATCATATAGCAAATCACTAGTACGAGTTTTCTTTTTCGGAGTTTCTTCTTCTATTGGTGCAGGAACTAAATCAGCCATTTTTATAAAAAAATTATTTATTATTTTAAATTAATCAAATACAAATGCTGACCAACCGCAACTAAAGCATGAGTATTTACATTACCATAAGTGTCGATATTATTATGTATCATTCGGTAAATATTGAGATAGTCATTAATTGTTCTTGGCAAGCCACAATTTAAGTCTTTAATATCATATCGTCCCCTTATATTAGCAAGACGATAGCCGCCTTGATTATTCGGAACCAAATGACGGACAACTTCTTGGCGTAATCTTGGATTATTACCATTCATCAGCATTTGACCAATTTCTTCAGATGCGGCTTGCTTTAAATTAGTAAAGTTAAGTTGATTAAGACCGTCACGGCTTTTCATAACATATTCAGAAGACGGCTTTTCGATATTGCGATTGCCATTATGAATGGTAGGATTGGTAGCATTTGCATGACCACTACCGAACATCGTCGAAGCTGCGATACCAGCGGCACCAAGAAGATTTGACAATCGTCCTTCATCTTCTTCATTTTCGCAAAGATATCTTCTATCCAACATTTCATTCAACACTTCATCTACAGTCTGTCTAATAATTCTTTTTTGATGTTCGTTTATCATTGTATCTATTATTTTTTTACTTATTTAATTTCATCATTCTATTATAAATATTATTAAACTCCTCATTTAGTAGATTTTGAGTCGTTTTTAAAATATGTTTATTTTCTAAGATGAAACCATTTGAAATCAATAAATTGACTATTTTTTTACTTTCATTTATTGAATAATTTTTAGATAAAACTGAATATAAATCTTGAATTAAACGATAATATGAATAGGCATCTTTTGAACTAAGATTCATATCCGAATTTGAACGCCAATATTGAGTTCCGATTGAGTTTGGCAAATGCAACAAGGAAGCCAATGACCCAACAATTGAACTTGCATGAGATTGTATGTCATATTCGTCAATATTAGGGTTATATTTGGTTATTAATCCAGCAACAGTATTAAATAACGCCTTACCAAATTGTTTAACATCTGTATTATCAGAATCAATCAAAGTCATCATATTATTCGACTTGCAAAAATTAAACAGATTAGAACTTAATGTCTGAATACTTTGTTCTGGTAATTCCATTGGTGCTTTTTCAATGTCATTTTGACTTAAATAAGCATCTTCAAATTTTTGTGCAGCCGTATTTAATTCAGCAGTAATATTACTACTCAGACCCATTTCTTTGACAAATAAATCTTCTTTACCTTCGATTACATAAGTATCAGTAAGGTCATAGCCTTTTCCATTAAAATAGTCCCTTTTGCCGCCTTTTAATTTCTGCGCTTGATAATATGCTGCATTATTGATTTGCGAGCCTAATTTCGCTGCCATATCGCCCGACACGAAGCCATTATCAGCAGCAGCCTTATCTACAGTTTTTTTATCAACGCCTACATTTCTTGGGCAACGGTAATAAATAGGTTCAGCATCATCTTTTACAAGACGGTTAAACTTTCTCCATTGCATTTCGCTTGTTACATAAACAGCATCTGGTTTTTGTGACAAAATTTCCAAAATATTACTTTTTGATAATTGTGTACCAAAACGGAAATAATGTTCATCAGTTGTTTCATAACTTAAAAAAATACGTTGTAAAACTTTATTATCTAGATTAGACAAAATTTGGCTCCAAGTATCACCAATTTTCTCATGCGAACTTTCAGCCTCTTCATCTGACGTATAGTTATAATATTGCTGTATTAAATTTTCGGGAATATCAAATAAAGAATCTTCATCATAACTATTTAATGTAACAATCACATCTTGATTGATTGTCTCACCTTTTTGATTTCGTAAAGTTCTTGTTTGTTTTTGCTTAAAGTCACCTGATTCTTTAATGATTTTAACTAATTCTTGCGATAATTCATCATTTTCAAGAAAAGTTATGAAATCATTTTCTTTATCAAATGGAATTTGTAAATAAAGTTGCTTATTTGTGAAACCATTTCTTTTTCCGACAACACTTGTCTTAGCAATAAAAATATCTCCATTTGAATGTGACAACAGATTTAATTTCTTCGCTAAGTCATCAATATTAGTATAATTTAAATTCTTAAAATATATTATAACCCCATTGTCATCAATACCGCCATTCCATACGGTTATTTTTCTTTTTTCACGTTCAGATACTCTTGGGTTGTATTTATATGCCATATTTTATTGATTTATATAATAATAAATATAGGCTAAACAGTAAATCATTACCATTTAACCTATATCATTTAAAGTCTTACGCTTCTAATGGATTCCATTCGCCATTAGAATTTTTCTTATAAATCGTTTGATTTGAACTGCCTCTAAAAAGTAATTTTTTGGATGCTTTGTCTTGTATGAAACGTCCGTCAACAAAATAATCACAAAGATTTATGATTTCTTTCTTTTCATCATCCAATTCTTTAAAATAATATCCGCTCCATAGCCATATATCCTTAGTCGGAAACTTTTCTTTTACCTCTTTTATAAAATTAAGCATTTCTTGATGGTCTTGCTGTAAAGGTTCACCACCTAAGATAGAAAGTCCTTTTATTTGAGGCTTTGATAAATTATCAAAAATAATTTGTTTAGCACTTTCATTAAATGTTTTTCCTTTGGAAAAGTCCCATATTTCTGAGTTAAAACATCCTTTACACATATGAGTACACCCTGTAAAGAAAATTGTCACTCTAATCCCATAACCATTTAAAACATCGTATGTTTTTATTGCTTCGTAATTCATTTTTAATAAATTTTATATATAAAATTAAAGCAAGGATAATTAAACCCTTGCTTTTTACATTTTTATTTTGTTAAGATTACTTTGCTGAAATTGAATCAGCACGGAAAGTCTTAAACAACTTTGAAAGGTTCAATGATGCCTTTCTTGCGCGCACTCCTGCTGCCTTATTTCCCTTCTCAACCAATGCATCGGCATTAATCTTAAACTGATTCATTTCATTTACAATCTCGTCCAAAAGTTTCTTCAAATCTTCCATAATGTTCTATTTTAAATTTATTATTACTTTAACAATGCAAATATATCTATAAAAATATTATATAGCAATTTTTTTATGTATATTTTTTAATGAAGATGTAATTTTCTATTGACAATCTCCAAAGTCTTACCTTTATTCCAAGTTGTTGTGCCAATATAGCCACAAGTACGACGGCAGATTGTCAATTTCTTGATGTCACGGCATCCGCATTCTGGGCAATACCATTGTTCAGCTTCTTGGTCATATTCAAGTTCACCTTCATATCCACATTCAGCGCAATGGTCTCCACTTCGAGTATTGATTTCGCCATAAATCAAATGGTCATACATAAAATCAATAATTTCGCTTAGTGCATCAAGATTATTTGTCATATCAGGAACTTCAACATAACTGATAGCGCCACCTTTTGAATGTTTTTGGAATTCTGACTCAAAGGCAATTTTGCTAAATGCGTCCATTTCTTCGGTTACTGACACATGGTAAGAATTTGTAAACCATTCTTTATCCGTAATGTCTGGTATTGAACCAAAGCGGTTTCTTGTTTTTTCAGCAAACTTGTAGCATAATGATTCAGCAGGAGTTGAATACAATGAACAACCGTCAAGACCTTCAATTTCTCGCCAACTAATCGCTGTATCTTCCAAATATTTGATAACTCTCAAAGCAAATTCTTTTCCAATCGGATTTGTATGAGAAACACCCTTCATAGCCTTTGTCATTTCATAAATTCCAATGAAACCTAATGAAATTGAACTGTAGCCACCTCTCAACAAAGGCAAAATTGACTCATTTGGCTTTAATCTTCCTAACGCTCCATGCTGCCAATGTAGTGGTGAAACATTAGAAGTTGCAATTTTCAGCATTGAGTCCTTAATCAAAAGAGCCTCTTTACATAATTCAAGTCTTTCTTTCAAAATCTTCCAAAATTTGTCTTCATCGCCCTTTGCTGACAATGCTGCATCTACCAAATTGATTGTAACAACACCACGATTGAAACGTCCGTAAAATTTATAGTTACCATTTTCATCCTTCCAAGGTGACAAGAATGAACGGCATCCCATGCAAGGGAATACTTGTCCTTCATAATTTTCACGCATCATCTTAGCGGAAATATAATCTGGATTCATTCGTTTTGCTGTTGTCTTAATCGCCAAATCGGTCAAATAACGATATTCTGAATCTTTCTTGATATTATTTTCATCAAGAACATAAAGCAATTTAGGAAATGTTGGAGTTACATATATGCCATGTTCGTTTTTGATACCTTTCAATCGTAATTTCAACATTTCCTCAATCAACATAGCAGTTTCTTTAATATATTCAGGTTTTTCGTTCAAATACATAAAAATTGAAACGAAAGGCGTTTGACCGTTTGTTGATTGGAAAGTCAATTCTTGATACTGAATAGTTTGAACGCAGTCTACGATTTCTTCACGAGTTCGTTTTTCTGCCAATTCCTTTAATTCCTTGTCATCAATCTTACCCGAAAGTTCGTCTTGATACTTGCGATACCATTTTTCATAAGAAACTCTTACATACGGAGCCAAATGAGCAATTGAAAATGTCTGACCACCATGCTGATTACTTGCAACGCCTAATGAAATCTGTGTAGCAAGTGTTGCTGCGGTACGCAATGAACGTGGAGTGTCAATTTGATTGCCTTGAACAACAGTACCATTTGAAAATTGGTCTTCCAAATTGATAAGACAGCAATTAAGGTCTCCAGGATGTATCAAATAGTCAGTATCATGTATATGAATCAAGCCATTAAGGTGAGCATTTAAGATATGAGTCGGAAGCAATTTTCGTTCAACGTAACTACGAGATTCAACACCAGCAATCAAATCTCTTTGTACGGCAATGATTTCGCCTCTCTTATTTGCGTTTTCATCAAGAACAGCAACATTTGTACCTCGAATAACACCATCGATATCGCTATCAATAACACTACTTTGATTTTTATAGGCTTTAATCATTTTGTATTTTTCGTAGGCTGCTGCGGTAACATCTTGACCGTATTCTCGCAATTTGTTAAGGACAAACTTATCAACATCGGAAGCCTTGACTTTTTCTTTTTTCAAGAATTTATCTTCAGCATCTTTTGTAATAACTTCGGCAAGACGAACATTATAAAGTCCGCTACCCAATTTCATTGCGCTTTTAATCGCCTTCAGAATTTTCTTCGAATCAAATTCCTCAATACTACCATTATTTTTTATTAATTCAACCATTTTTTAAAAATTTATAAATTAGTTTTTATAAATATAAAAAACAAATAAAAAATTGGCTATCATTAAAAAAATTGATAGCCAATTAAAAAAAAAGTTTTATTTTAATTTCTTATCATTTTTTTCTTTCACTTGTTCATAAATTTCAACTAACGCTTTCGTCTGAGCATTATCAATCATTTGCTTATGTTCTGTCAAACTAATTGGCTGCGTACCACCGAAGTCATCATCAACCACTTCTGTAGACATAAAACAAATGCCATTATTGAATCGTATGTTTTTCCAAGCATTACCAGCACCTCCTGCTCTATTTTTCAACAAAGCCAAAGTTGCACGATTTAGTGGAACATCAACCGTTACGTCTCTTGCAACTGACAAAACAATATGAGCAATCTGAATCAATGAAAACGAACCACCACTTTGGTTCATTCCTACAATTTCAGACGTAACGGAATCTTTAGTACCTTGAAGAGGAACCCATATAGCAATATTTAATTCTGCTGCCATAGATTCAATTTTACGCATCACCTTTTCTTGTCTATCCCATTTTGAATCGCCACTAGTATCTTTAAGACTAAGACAACCAAAATAGTCTATAATTACCATATCGGGTCTAAAACCGCTATT